ATAAATCTTCTTGCGTACCAAAACTATGATTCTTAATAAGTCTTCTTGTTTGTTCTACATTAATTGTATCTTGAGCTTTTGTTGATGCTACAATATGTTTTGTACCATTTCCATTTAATGATGTTCTTGTAAGTATACTAGCAAGATCTTCAAATCTTAATTCTTTTTCAACTAATGTTGAATACAAATAAAATGGATATCCCCTAGAAGTTGAGGCTCTTTTTGCAATCCATTCCATTGCTTTTATTGGAGACCAATTTGGAATAATACATCTTAAAAATTGTTTATCAATGCCTGTGTTTATTATTTCTTTTGATAAAAATTGTTTACTAATAGTTTTTAAAATTTGAGTTGGACTACCGGTATAATGTCTATTGATATTAAGTAAAGATGAAAAATAAAAAATATCTTCAACTAAATGAAATGCAATAACTTGTGAATTATCTTGAATTTTTTGAACTTTTTCTATTTTAGAAATAAAAAAGTTTTTAGTTATAGCACTAGCGCCATCTTCTAATGATCGTATTACTATCTTAATACTTTCCGATCCAAGAATATCTGCATCTTGATAAAAACTACTATCATCAATTAATAACATTCTTGCAGTAAGATACGGTTTTTCAATATGTTCAAAAATTTCAATATCGCTTACAATACGATTTAATTCAACGGGCCTGGTAAGACGTTCTGAATTTAGTTCAATAGTTTCAAATTCAAATGAGGTTTTTTCTGCAGTCATTATACACTACCAATAGCATCTCTAAAAGCTTTAACTATATCACGCACAACACCAGGTTTAATGACTTTAATTTGTTTATTAGCTTCATTTAATCTATTTACTCTTTCTAACCATGTAACTTCAGTTAATTGTGCACCAGGACCAACTTCAGGATCTATGTCAACAGTTTCTCCAGAAGCATTTTCATAATGATGTGCCGCATTATATTGAAACTCATAACTTGTAATTACAATAGTTTCAATTACATTATCACTATTAGTAGATGTGACATTTTCACCAGCAATAAAAGTACCAGTAATATTTTCTAAATATAGTTGTCCTAAATCTAAATTTCTTTTTCCAATAGTGGCTGTAGCTGATGAAGTAGATCCAGTAATAGTTTGTCCAACTTTAAATTTATCCGTTAATTTTGTTCTAGTTGTGATTACTCGAGTAGCATATTTAACAGTTGCTGTTTCAAATAATTTATTGTTTGCAAGCGGCCATCTTTGTTCTCTGATATTATCATTCATTAAATAAAAAGTCCAATGATAATCTGGAGTTCCATATAATTTTTCAGAAACTTGATCAGGTCTTTCACCAGGAAGAATATTATATTCTTCATAAATCGTGGTTGCATCTGCAATTTGATCTACAACATCAGCATATACTGATATATTTTCAAATTTAGCTGGTGATGTTTCATCAGCAAATTTATAATCAGTAATAGGAAAGTATTTAAAATAATTAGACATTAAGTACCGCCAATCGTATTAGCTTCAGCCGGATTTGAACTAGTACCAGCATCAGTTCCGTTTTCAAAATGATAGAATGAATCATTATCTTCATTCTCAATATCTTTTCGTGTTTGAGCTTTATATTCAGTAAAGTTTAAAGATAAATCTATTTCTGTTGGTGAACCATCTTCATGTAACGCAGGATTTGTTGCATTATAATTTGTACTTACTGATTTACAATAACATAGTTTAATTGGTGTACCAATATTTTTAAAATGCCTATCTCCTGCGTTTGATAATAAACGAATTTTAAACATATTGGGATATTCAAATCCTACAGAGAAAGAACCAAAACTCGAGATCTCTTCGGGATAAGAATGGAATCTAAAAAATTTAATAATTGATTTTACAGCTAATGATTCTTCTCGAGAACAAGGAATAAATTTAAAACTAAAACTAAATTCACGTACAGCTACACCATTAAAATTAGTTCGTATATTTGGATTCATTGTTGCTCGAGCTGTAATGCTTGCTACGTTTTGTGCAGTTTCGCTTCCTGTAAATTGCGCAACTTTTAATGCGGCAAGTCTTCCAACAGATTGATCTCCGAATGTGGCTTTTAATGCATCCATAGCCGATGCGCCTGCTGTAGATAATCCTTTACGAATTGATTCTCCAATCGTTCCGCCTTGATTTAAAGTATTTGCTGCGGCCGCACCAATTGCGCCTAAAGACGATTGAGCATAATCAAAATTATCTGCTACTTGAAATCCGCCCATTGGAACATATATATCTGCACGTTCTCCGCCAATATCAAAAAATCTAAGATTATTTGTGATAGGGGCTTTATTTCCATTATTCCTAGCACTCGCACCTCCAGTGACTGAAGTTGCAGCGTTTGCTACGCCTAAAGAATTAATACTAGGTGGTTCAACTTTCACAGCTTGAAAAACCATTTTAGTATTATACTGATCTTCTTGATTAATTGGATATTTTAATTGACCAGGATATGGTTGCTTTGGTCTATCGGCCATACTATTTTCCTATATACATATTATGTAACTTTAATCTATTTATACACAAAGACATGGCATATAAAGGACAGTACATAGTAGAGAATACTAAGAAATATGCCGGAGATCCGTCTAATATAATTTATAGATCTTTATGGGAGAGGGATGTATTTAAATGGCTAGATCGAAATCCGAAGGTCAAAAAATGGTCATCAGAAGAAATAATAATTCCTTATTGGTATGATATTGATAAAAGGTATCATCGCTATTATCCCGATCTCAAAATTGTCTTTGAAGATAAAACACTCATCGTCGAAATTAAACCTTCCAAAGAAACAGTCGTTCCAAGAAAAACAGGAAAAACAAAAAGACAATACGTTACAGAAGCAATAGCTTATGTTAAAAATATGAATAAGTGGGAAGCCGCAACTTCATTTTGTAAGAATAGAAAATGGGAATTTCAAATCTGGACAGAACATACATTAGTATCCATGGGCATTATGCAAAAACCTCTGAAGAAAGTTCCTGGTAAATTAAAGACATTAGCTCCATTCAGAAAACGTAAAAAATAGTTATAAATACTCGTATGGCAGGCGAAAGTTTATTTAGAGATTTAGAAATAGAAGCATTTCGTGCGGGTATTACTCCACGTACAAAAGAATCTATTCGTTGGTTTAAAGATAAAGCGAGACAGATGTTTCGCGGACGTTTTACTATGAATAGAGATAAATTATTAAGAGATGATGCTTTAGAATTAAAGTCTAGACCGGTAACTCGGACTGGACCACAAGGAAATATGTATATGTTTTTTTATGATCCTAAATATAAAGAAACTTTACCTTATTATGATGGATTTCCTTTAATTATTATGTTAGGACCTGCTAAAGGTGGATTTATGGGACTTAATCTTCATTATTTACCACCAGCGGTTCGAGCTAGATTATTAGATATTATTATAGGAAACAAGAGAGCAATACCTAAAAGATTTGTCGAACCAGCAATGAAACATTACCTGTTTAAACATGTACGCAGTAGATTTGCTTTAGTTGAAAAACCAGAATGGGAAGTTGCAACTTTTCTTCCAAGTGCTAATTGGAATAAAGCATCTGCAAATACTGTATATAAAGATACAAGAAAGAAATTATAATGGCTTCTTTATCAGAATTAAAAACTTCGATTACTTTTGGTGGCGGTTTAGCTAGGACTAATAAATTTTTAGTAACTCTACCTTCTCTTGGAGGTGGCGGACTTATTGGTGCATTAGGTTCAAGGAACATGAATATTCTTTGTAGAACTGCACAACTACCTTCAAAACAAATTTTGACTCATGAAAAACGTATAGGTATGAAATTTGAAAAGGTTGCATATGGTTACGGTGTTGAAGATGTAACATTAACATTTATGGAAACAGCATCACTACCAGTAAGAAGATACTTTGATACATGGAGAGATCTTATTTTAAATGAAGATGCTCAAATATCAAAATATAAAACAGAATATCAGAAACGTGTTATAATTAGTCAATTGGCAATGCCGTTGCCACTTGGCGCTTTAACAGGACCTTTGCCGCTTGATGTTCAAGTAGCAACATATACTGTTGAATTAATTAATGCGTTTCCAACATCAATAACGGCAATTGAATATACAAACGATGCTGATGGTTATGCTGAAACAACTGTTGCTTTATCTTATACTAATTTTAAGAGAGTTCCAGCTGGTCAGTTATCATTATCAGTTAATTTTTAAAGGTGAATTAAAATTATGGCACTACCAAAACTTAATAATGCTCCGTCTTATGAAATGATAATTCCGTCATCTGGTAAGAAGGTTCGATATCGTCCATTTCTAGTAAAAGAACAAAAGTCTCTTATGCTTGCGGCAGAATCAAATGATAATAAAGTCATGTTTAGATCAGTACTTGATATTTTAATAGATTGTATTGATGACAAGATTTATGAAAGTCAACTTGCTGCATTTGATGTTGAATATATGTTTTTACAATTAAGATCAAAATCAGTAGGTGAATCTTCTGATATATCAATTAAGTGCGATCAATGTAGCCACGCAAACGATATTAAAATCCAACTCGATACTATTAAAGTTGAAATTAATAATAATGTCGAAAAAAAGATATCAATTACTGATGATATTAAAGTACAGCTAAAATATCCATCATATATTGATATGATTGAATCAGGTATTGGTGAAGGTGAATTAAATTCAGATCAGATGTTTAATATTATGCATAGTTGTATTGAATATGTCGAAACTCCGGATGAGAGAATCGATATGAAGGATGTTGAAAAGAAAGAAGTTACCGAGTTCATTGAATCAATGAATACAGAACAGTTTAAATTACTTCAAGATTTTCTTACAACTATGCCTAGATTAAATCATACTGTAAAATTTAAATGTACACAATGCGAGCACGATAATGAAATATTAGTGGAGGGTATTTCAAATTTTTTATAATAACTCTATCTCATGATAATCTAGAGAATTATTATAATTTAAATTTCTCTCTAATGACACATTGGAATTGGAGTTTGACTGAGATAGAGAATATGCTACCTTTCGAAAGAGAGATTTATGTAGCATTATTATTAAAGCATGTGAAAGAAGAAAAGGCTAGACAAGAAGCAATGAATATAAAACGATAAGGTAAAGTTATGGCAACTTTAGAGAAAGTCAATCAAAGTCTAAAAGACCAAGAGCGATCTGATAAAAAAGGATTTGAAGGTACTATTTCAGCAGTGGAATCGTTGAATAATACTATGCAATCTTTTGTCAAAATGGTCCAGCTTCAAAACATGAAGTTGCTTGAAGCTATGCGTGAAAAGCAGGCTGCAGGTGCAGCGGCATCCGAAGATGTTAAAGCCGAAGAACCAAAGAATAATTTAAAAATGATTCTTTTAGGTATTGTTGCGCTCCTTGGTGGATTCTTGAAAGGTCTCGCAGATTCACTTAAAGTATATGCCAAACTTTTTAGACTTGATAAGTTGATGGAATTAATTAAAACAAATCTTTCAACTTTAAGAGCAAACATTTCTGCAGGTTTACAAAGAATACTCACGCCCATTCGAGCTTTCTTTTCTGCAAAAGGTGCACAATTAGCAGCGATTGCAGATGACTTTAAGATGAAAACTCTTACATTAATTGATGACGCAAAGGCTGGAATACAAAGAGCAATTCAACCTATTCGAAATTTCTTTGCAAGTTCTGGAGAAAGTAGTCTTGGTCGAGTAATAAGAAATGTTGTTACTTTTATTCGAAATGCTTTTATGTTTCCACTAGAACCTTTAGCTGATTTAGTTAAACCATTTAAAGCTATTTTTACCGGTGGTGATGATGGTGTAAGTATTATTACAAAAATCGTGAATACAATTAAAGCACCATTTACTGCAGCCATAGAAGCTGCGCAAAAAGCTGGTGGATCTATTAAAAGCGCATTTGCTATTTTTTCAGAAGGTAGTCAATTTATGAAAATACTCGGTACCATCGGCCGAGTAATAGGTAGAATCTTTTTACCATTGACATTAATCATGACTGCATACGATACAATAAAAGGTGCAATTCAAGGATTTGAAGAAGATGGATTTCTTGGAGGTTTAGCTGGTGCAATTAAAGGTCTTCTTCAGTCTGTTATTGGTATGCCACTAGACTTATTGAAAAGTGCAGTATCATGGATATTAGGTAAATTTGGCCTTGATGATGCTGAAAAGTTTTTAGATAGTTTTAGTTTTTCAGAGCTAATTGGAAAGATGATTAATGGCCTTGTTAATTCTGTTATTGAAGGTGCGGCCGTAATAGCTGACGCATTTGGTTTAGGTGATAAAATTAGAAAGTTTAAAATAGGCGACGAGGGTAAAGAGACAAAAGAAAAAATAGAAGCGGTTAATCGTGAACGAGCATCTAGAAAAGTAGATAGCCCACCTCCGCCTGTTAAAGAAGAAGCTCAATCTAAAAAAGCAGAAGATGTTATTACACCTACTAAAGAATTCCCACAAGAAAGTCTGTTTGCTAAAAGAGCAAGATTAAGAAAAGAAGCACGAGAAAAACGTTTTGCGGAAAGAGTGGAAGCAAGAAGAAATAAAGAAGCCGAAGAGCTTGATGCAATGGGTGGAGCCGGTGGAGCGGTAAAAACACAAAATGTTGTTAATGCTCCGACTAGTAGTGTACAAAATAATAATACTGCTAACAATCAAACAATAGTTTCACCGCCTACTACATCTCATGATGGTGGTGATCCTCGTTATACCGACCCCATGCCTTGGGATTAAAATATTTTAAACACCCAGTTTTCTGCACAATCTTCTGCATATTGCTCACTGTGAAGAACACCATCAGTTTCCATCTTTCGAGTTTGTGATAAATGTCCATGCTCATAGCAATCAACATACCATGCGGGATCGTCTTTATACCGAAAGACAATACCCTGTCGGGTATTGTCCTCTGATAAAAATTCATGAATAACCATTTTAGTCTTCATTAGCTAATCTCGCAAAGTAAGACATAGTGTCATCATCTTCTGATGGGATATCTTCTGCTGTAGTAGGAGTAATTGGTGCAGGAGCAGGCTCATTCATTTGAGCAGTTTGCGCCATTGTTGGTGCACCAGAATTAACTACATCTTCACCAAGAACCTTAGCTAATTTTAACTTGAGTTCATCGTAAGTTTTATAGTTTTTTGGATCAGAAAACTCTGATAGATTATGAAGTTGATTGTAAACAGCTTCTAGTTTCGTATCATCACCATCATATAAAGTTGATGTAGTACCAAACTCAGATTTATCATAATTTCTATAACCTTCAACATTTCTGATTTTAAGTTTGAATTCAGCACCTTCCCAAAAATCAAAAGGATTAACTGCTTTTTCATCAGCAAATTCAGGCTGCATAGAATCCATGATTTTATCAAAGATCTTTTTACCGAATTTATAGATGAATACCTTTCCTTCGTTTTGAGGTGCAGATGGATCTTGAAGTACAAGTGTATTTACAACATAATGTAATCTTCTTTTTTGATCTCTTGCTCTATCTTTATCGGCCTCATTGCCTGTATTCCAAAGCCTTGAGTTAAGTTCACCGACTGGATCGGGTTGACCAATAGATGTAAGGCTATTTTCAATATACCATAAACCGGTTGGTCCTTTGAATCCGTGATCCCAATATCTAACCCATGGCAATTCTTGTCCTTCCATTGCTGGTAAGAACCTAAGTACTGCGTACCCATTACCTGCTTTATCTACTGTTGGTTTCCAGATTCTTTCATCGACATACGACTTCTTCTCTCCACCACCACCAGTGGCTTCCGCTGCTTGAATAAGTTTTGAGATTGAGTCGCGATTAGTTTTTAGATTTGCAAATGACATATATTTTTTTCCTTATATAGCTGAAATATGTTACTGTAATATTATACAAAGTTCATGCGTCTTTGTACACCGTTATTTATACTTTTAATCAGCAAAAGCTGAATCAAGTGTATTTTGTTTTGGCAAGAAGTTTAGAGCCATTGCCTCGGCTTGGATTTTGTCTCGTATAATTGGTGAGACAAATTTCTTCATATCTTCTGGTTCAAGGTCATTCTTTTCACAGAGGTGTAATACTGCATCCATATAACTAAGTTTTAATTCACTCACTGTTGACTCAACTAATGAGGTAAATTTAGATTTAGTTAAAAATTCTTGTTCGATTGTCATATTAAATTGCCCTTAATAGAATTGTTTCATTATTAATTCTACCATTTGCTTCACTCATTTTTGTAGTCAAGTTATCCATTTCTTTTTCAATTTGAAGTGGAGTTTTCTTAAGTACAATCGGTAAAAAGTCTAATGGTCTTCTTAGTGTTATTTTTTTACTTATTTCTTTATTAAGATTCTTAATAGTAGAACCTGAAATTATAAATCCTTTTGGATCGTCGGTTTTGTAATAAGTTAGTTGTTTATATTTCGCATTAAACACAAACAATTTAAATTTACCGACAATTTGTGCCGGATTAATTGATACTATTTTATATTCGCTATCTTCTTTTTTAAATTTAAGTTTAGATATCTGTTTGTCAATAGAAGCTACTTTTGGAATTTTAATTTTACGTGTAGCTTTTTGCGCTGCTTTAATTCTATCAAGGTCAGCTAACATAGCTTGACATTCTTTAATACGACGGTTGAGTTCAGGTCTTGATATATGCGAATAGCCTTCTACTGCTTGTTCACATCGCTTATCATAAGCGTCTTCATAATCAAGTAACCATCCCTCAACCATCATACGTACTGGAATAGTGGCAGATCCACTTAGTCCATGTTTACCAAACATTTGGTAAACGTCTAGAGAAGTTTCTTCGCCTTCGATCCACGAGTCTTCAAGAGAAAGGAGATCTTGAATAATCGTGTTATTGATCTTATTTTGCAAACGTTGTTGAGGAGAGAGCGTAATGATATTTTCATCATTACTCAACGTTTGCTTTTTAGCATCATATATCACCTTACCACTATTTCGTAGTTCGGTGTACTTCTCTATCAGATGAGCCTTAGACTCTTCTGATTCTTGGGTGACTTCTTGCCCTGTATT